GAACTGTCTTGACAGGTTAATCGGTGTGGGGTGTAACGAGTCAATGATATGCGGGCTCCTGCTATGGGCTGCGTCAGTTCCTGACCCTATTAAGAGTTTGGTGGCTTCGAGCGCAATCTGGACATGGAAGTATGACAGCGAAACACATTTCGTGAATACTTTGAAATCTAAATTCACCAGCCGGCTGAAGGCCTTACAGAATCTCATAGACGTAGACTTGACACCGTTGTTCGAGCTTGAAGTTTTGGTGAACAGGGGACCCGGACAGGTGGACTGGTCAGCTGAGAGGTTACATAGGACTCGACCTACGACAGCGGACATATCACCGACATTCACTTATAATACGGCAGTAGGTCTGTTCAACAAAGCACGAGCGCAGAGGGTTAGAGTAAATAAGCTGACGTGGGAACAGTTTTGGGCTCGCAGGTGGCAACACACACCAGTAGGCGCAATCCACTCTCAATACGAGGAGGATGGCGTTTACTTAGCCAAACAGCGTGAACTAAGAACAAAGTTGTACACGGCTTGTGCTATGCCTGATGACATGCATGTGAGATTGCGATCCAGAAAACCAGAGATGTTAGCCTGGCCGTCAACAAAGTATGAATGGGGTAAGCTAAGGGCTATATACGGTGTAGACTTTACCAACTTTGTCCACAGTACATTCGCATTCGGGGACATGGAAGAAGTGCTCAGCAAAGTGTTCCCTATAGGCAGTTCTGCGAGACCAGAGGCAGTCAAAAACACGATCTCAGAAATTTCTAGGGATGGGATACCATTTTGTTTTGATTTCGAAGATTTCAACTCTCAGCACACGATATCGAACATGCAAATGGTGATGTTGGCGTATAAGAACGTGTTTTCTGACGTCTTGACTCACGAACAGTTGGCTTCTATAGATTGGGTCATACAGTCTGTAAACGAGATGAAGATAAAGTGCCCTGAGCGTGGTTGGTACAAAGCAACTGCGACGTTGCTGTCTGGGTGGCGATTGACCACAGCCATAAATACTGTCTTGAACTATGTGTACACACAGCAGATGACGGGTGACGTCGAAGTACCCTCTACACATAACGGAGACGATGTCTTCTCCTCTGTCACTAAACTAAGAACGGTGCGAGACTTTGAACGTAATGCTCGGAAGCACAAGATTCGCTTCCAATCAGCAAAATGTTTCTTAGGCAGTATCGCTGAATTCTTGAGAGTCGATCATCGGAATGGGGGTGGCGGGCAGTATTTAGCTAGAGGAGTAGCCACCTTCATCCACGGCCCGACTGAGTCGGTGATACCTAATGACCTTACGTCGCTGTTGAAGTCAATGGAAACCAGGAGAACTGAGCTACTGGAGCGAAACGCGAACCCGTGTGTAGTGAACAAGTTCTTCGTGGCCATGATGAAGTACGTGGCAAAGATATGGCGCAAGACGCTGGGGGAGCTCAGCATAATATACGGGACGCACGTGAGTCTAGG